TGACCACTAAAAAATGCAGCAGGGTTGGTAGCAAACCCAATAGCTTGACCTATAGGACTATTAAAAAATTGGCCAACACCTGTCGCTAAGTTTGATAAACTAAAAGGTTGTGGCTCTTGAGCAGCTAGCTCTGCTGCTAAATTTGGGTTTGGTGCAAAATCTGTGCCCAAAAGAGCATTTGGCACAGTTGGATCAAGTGGAGCAGCATTAGGCGCTTGACTTACTTGAAACTGCGACATTGGATCAAGAGGGTCTAAGTTAAAGTTTTTTTGAACATATCCCGCCTCGTTCATTGCTTGATTAAGATTGTCTTCTGCTATTTGATCTAACGCTGAGAGTTCATCTCCGGGAGCTATACCAGTGTTAAAATTACCACCACCACTACCGGTGCCACCACTACCGGTGCCGCTGCCTCCACCAAAACCTTTGTCACGGTCGTCTTTACCACGATAGCCACCAGGACCATCTACGAAACCTCTTTTATCAGGTAACTTTTTACCCCCACGTTTTGCCATTAATTCCCCTGTTCCTTAATTGATGCTTGCATACCACTTATACCACTTTTTGCTAATGATACGCTAGCTCTAAGTTTTTGATGTTTGTCATTTTCTTCAATTTTAGTTTCAGTAAGATCTCTATTCTGTAACATCTTAGCTCTTTCTAAATTTAATTTAGCTTCACCCTCTTCTTCTTTACGCATTTCTTCTCTAGCTTTTAAGTCTATTTCTCTATCTTTTAATTTAAGTAATGGGTCATTTTCTATTTGATTTAAGACTTCTCGTTCTGCTGCCGCATAGTCTTCCATGAATTCTGCCACTAATTGTGCCTTACGTGCCTCCATGCCGACCTGTGTTTGTTGTCCTTGCTTCTGCATTTGCATAAATTGTGGGTTTTGTTGTGCTTGTGGCCCCATTTGTTGCAACATAGCCTGCATTTGCTGTTCCATTTGCTTTAATTGTGCTATTTCTTCGGCAAATTCTACTTCTATTTGCTCACCTGCCATTAAATTTATGTGTTCCATGCAATTTTGCTGTAATTTACCCAAAGTTTTAGGATTATTACGTGCCATAGTAGTGCCCATAAACTGTAAATGTGCCCGCATATGCGCTTGATGGTCTTGTTTTGCAAATGCTTGAAATTTTTTACCAGTAAGAGCAAGAATATTTTCACTTGCTGGGTCCATTGGCTGCATTGGTGCCGGCGGTGGTAGTAAAATGTCCACATCTTTAACCCCAAGTGCTTCATACATATGTCGATACGCATGATATAAGTTATGCATGTCAGGATTTGACATTGCCATTTGTAATTCTGTTTGTGCAATCTGTATACGTTGTGATTGTGAAAAAATATTTGGATCAGCAACCGGTATGATGTCTATTCTTTCATCAAAATCAGTTGCAAATATTTCTCTATTACCACCAACTACATCATACGGATATTGTTTTGGTAAATAAGTAGAAAAATTATTTGCCATTAACATAAATTCACATTTTAAACTTTGATATAATCTTTTATGGATTGCTGACATAACCCGCGATCCGCGTTCCAAGAGCGCTACCGTCGTGCCGACTGCTGCCGACTGATTGCCATCACCGACCTGCATATCCGCGATACTCGCAAAACGCTGCCCGGCTTGTACTACTACGCCCATTAGTTGAAGGAGCGTGGCGCTCGGTTCTTTAAACGGTAACGGCATGAACGCGTCCCGGAGATTACCACCAGGAGCATCTACATCTCTAAACTCACCTGGTTGTAACGGTTGCGCTTCATCACGAACTCTAATCCCACGTTGTTTAAAACCAGATGGTAAATTAGATAGCGTACCCGCATCTAGTAATTGTCTTAGTGCTGCAGTTGCTGTTCTTGATAAACCACCAATCATGTGAATTAGACCAAAGCCATAAAAGCCAAGTCCAGGTAAAAATTTAAAATGCACAAAATAATCTTTGCGTCGTTTTAATTGATCTTGCGCACCATAGTTTCTTCTAATAGCCAACACCTCACCTGAATCGTCATCAATAGTTACGATGAAAGGTAGTTTAATCCCAGTCTCTTCACCAGTTTGTAAATTTTTATCTTCAAAGCCTTCTAAGTCTAATTCAACATGACACTCTAATAGTGTATGCATTTCATTATAAGCACCAGCACTAACACCGCCAAGTTTATCTTTACCTTCTTGAATATCAGTGGGTGTATCACTTGGTTCAACTAATTCTACATCACGATAGAAACCACTAATTTGTTGTTTACGTAAATCGTTACCAGACATTTTAATAACGTGAATAATAGTATCAGCATCTTCTAGTGAGGTTGCCGTGTAAGGCACTACTAATTCTTCTGCCGGTACAAACTTAGAAACGGTGCGTCCTAGCACCGAATCAAAATAAACTTTTTTAAAGGTAGAACCAGCAAGTGGTAAATTAAATAACATTTGGTCAAACTCAGGTTCATACTCTTTCATCTCAGTCATGATTTGATAATTCATAAACTCTTTGACTCGTTGTGATTGTTGTTCTTTCATTGGATCAATCTTACCCATAATCTGAGTTCTAACTGGTCCGCCTGCAGGTAGTAATTCTTTGTAAGCTAGTGCTTGAAATTGCGTAACTGCTTCTGCTAATACTGGGTGGGTAGCGCCGGATGCGCCTTGAAATGGTTCTGATCTATTTTCATATTTAAAACCTAACAGGTCTAAACCTTTTAGATAACCGTCTTCCCAATCAGAACGTGACGATTTCATTTCATCGTAAGATTCTTGTAGTTCAGATGCAACCGCGGTCAGCGCGCCGTCGTCCATGAATTCTGCTAAGTTAGCTTCGTGTTGTTCGCCACCTTCCATGCCACCGGCATTAGGATCAAAATCTATTTCGGCACCGCCGTCTTCCATCATCTCAACATTAACGTCACCGCCGTCTTGAAACTCTTGTGGCATCACCACATCTACATCTTTATCTAAAATTTCTAAATCCTTTGGGAGGGAGTCAACACCTTTTTCTATTTCAGCCATTAGTAATATGTCCTCTGTTGTTGTGGCAACGCCTCATCCTCATAGTCATCTGGATGCTCGACAAAGCCGCCTTGTCTAAATCGCATTACTGCTTGAGTCATACTATCCACCAGGTCATCATGCTCACCTAATGGAAATGCAGCGCATTCCTCAATTACTTCCTCTGCCCATTTTGTTTCTGGTGCCCATATTTGACCTGCCTCAAACAATGGTGCTACAGAGTTTATCCTAGTATGTTTATCATTTCCTTTACTCGGTGTAAAGTTAATAACAGGTATACCTAGTTTACGCATTTCATACGTTAATGGCAAGCCCGAAGCTTTAGCTTCTACAATCACCGTTTCTGGCTTCCAGTAGTCATATTGTTCTTTGGCAATGCGGCGTAATTCGGGGAACTCGTATCTGTCTTTTACCATATCTATTAAAATTAACGCCGGACCGCTGTCATCGCTAGGGTGAAATACACCCCAGGTTGTTATGGCGCTGTAGTCAGCAGTTTCTTTTTTCATAAACGCCGTATCATAACTTTGTATGACATGCTCTAATGCGGGTAGATCGTCTTTGTCCCAAACTTGCCACCACTCACGTTTTATAATACTACCTTCTGCTGCTGTGGGATTTTGCTGGTATTGTGCATTCCATTTTAGTATACTCACTGATGCTTTCACTGCTTCTAACTCATCTAACTTCCAATAGCCCGGCCAAACCGGATTACCGCTTGGCAAGATTGCTGGGAACTCTATCACTTCCCATTGGTCTGCTTTTGGTTCTTTTTGCGCTTTCATTAATTTACCTGTCAAGTCAGCAACATTCCAACGTGTCATCACAACAATTATTCTGCCACCAGGTTGCAGTCTTTGCCGAGGACCCGAAGTATACCACTCATATACCCTGTCATAGGATGCCATATTCATTGCATCTTGTTCCGAGTGAGGGTCGTCAATAATTAACAAGTCAGCACCACGACCGGTTATCGAACCGCCGACACCGGCAGCATAGTATTCGCCGCCTTGATCGGTTTCCCATTTACCTGCAGCTTTAGAATCTTCGCGCAGTCTGGTGCCAAATATTTTTTGATAATCTTCTGTGTCAATTAATGATTTAGCTTTACGACCAAAGCGTACTGCAAGTTCTGCATTATTAGTTGCTTGAATTATTTTTAGATCAGGTTGATTACCGATCATCCATGCTGGTAAAAAGTTAGATGCAAATTCTGATTTAGTATGACGTGGCGCCATATTAATAATTAATCTTTTTAAATCACCTTTAGCCACCCGATTAAATTTTTCTGCCATAATTTTATGGTGCTCACCTTCTATAAATCCTGGCCACATGTGTTTAACAAAACTTAAGAAGTCATCGCGGATCTCTTGTTCTTTTTTCTTTTCATCAAGTAATACCATTGTTCGTAGGTATTCTTTTTTAGTATCTTCAGGTAAATTATTTAATTGTTCTGGGGTTAGCATTTGAAAAAATTTTTTAAAAAATTTTGCACCTTTTTGTTTTAGTCAAAGTGAAAACGATTATAACTCATATTTACGTCCAAATCAAACTATATACGACACATTAGGATCCCTACTATATAGAATCCGGGGGTGGGGTGGGTGGGCCCGTAGGGCCACAAGATCTGGTATGGTACCTCTATCCGACCTACTACATCTTGTGTCAAGAAAAAAATAAAGTTATCCACAGGAAATTTTAGGCGACCCCACATTTAGTATGTAGCAGTCTGATACATACTAGATATGTACAAAGTTATCCACATAAAAATGTATAAAAAAAATATATTTATATATACTTATGGGAAAATATTTTGTAGTGTGATGTTATTAATTAACTAACGAAAGGAATAACAATGAGTAAAACTAACGATTGGTTATTGGGTATGCAAGAAGACGCAGAACACATGACACAAAATGAATTCATATCAGAACATGGCGAAAGTAATATTCAGATATGGGTAGAAGTACAAAACAAAATGGAAGATGATTGGGCAATGAAAGAAGCTCGATTAGAAGAGTTCCGAGAAATGCAAGGAGAGGAGATTTAATATGTACCTTGTAATTAAAAAACAAGTCTATGATACACTGTCACCTGACTTTTACGTAGATAAACAATGTCAAAATAAAGAACTAGCAGACGCTTTGACAGATAACTTAAATCAGGAAGCTAAAGAAAATAGTCAAAATATTAGCTTTCACGTAGTCGAGATAGTTAATTAATCGACAGGGGGGACGAAAGTCCCCCCACATTTTAGAAAGGATAAATAATGAGAAAAAAATCAGCAGTGGGAGGTTTAACAGATATGGTTAGAGAAAATATCGTAAAACCAGCAGGTAGAGAAGCCACCTACTTTATGAAATATGGCAAGTTTAAAAACTTTGATAACTTAGTTAATAAGAGAGCCAAATTTTTTACGCTATCATTAATTAAACAACAATTAAAAAAACATAAGATCACAGAGCATGATGATTTAATTCAACAGAAAGAAATAGAGGAGGGCTTTAAAAATGTATCAATCAATTATTAGAGATGATGAACAGAATATAGTCACATTAGATCACATGACACACCACTTACAAAATTCTCGGTGGTTTAAAATTACCTACTATCACAAAGGCCAAGCCCGAGAGGTTACAAGGTATGGTATTTGGGATAGCAAGTGTCGAGCATGGCAAACCAAAAACAAAGATATAGCTATCTGTTATCAACAAGTAGATGACAACGGTAATCATGAGGGCTATCGCACAGCAACAGGTATAACTCATATACAAGGCAAACCAGCGTGGCTCGATTCATGAGCTTTGGTTTATTAATAATAATAATATCTATAGGCCTACTAGTATTAGTAGGCCTAGCGGTACGAGATATAATCAGAGTTATGTGGAGGGACTTATGAGCAAGGCTAGAATATGTGTCGGTTGCGGTTGCAAATACTATCCCAATTCATACAGTGCATATCCACAATCTGAATATGAATTTGTTTATGGAGGATCTAAAAGGCATGAAGTAGAGCCAGTCCACAAGCGGTTTCATTCCAAGTCTTGTATGACAAGTTGGATTGCAAAAAACTCACAAGCCTTTGCAGAACTGATTGACAATATCACAATATATGATAATACTATTACAAACCAAACCCATAGAAAGGAATAGATATG